TAATAAAGTCATTTTCGCCGTGGCACAAGCCAGAAGCGATACTCATGCAGGGCGTTATCTGCTTAATTCCACTGGAGGTCCTGCCGGTTGGGCATCTGCTTCCAATACAAGCGCTGTTTACAGGCGTTGCATGACCTATTCCGTACGTCCGGTCATTGATCCGGATGTGCAGGATAATTATGAGAAATATTTACCCCAATAAGTTATATCCCGTGCAGACGAAAACTTGCACGGGATATAAAAATGACAATAAAGTTTCTCATATACTTTTGTTTTGAGACATTCCGGTGTTTTTTGTATAAACCACATATTCATGATATGAAAGTTCCGGGAATCTTGTTTCGTATCACTTTTATATAACGGGAGGAACTCATATATCATGATGAATCCTATTTTAGCAACGGGTATGTAAATAGAGGGAAGCCAATTATAAAAATGCATAATCTCATTACTTCCAAAACAAAATCTTTATATCTAAATGGCTTCTCAAAACCAGAGCCTGATCAATCAATCTGTATATATCTTGCGTATTAAAATTGTCTGTTTTAATCAATAATTTGTCTTTTTTATTAAAAACAGATGCGTTTTAATTTTTGTTATAACAAAAAATAAGAAATATGAAATTACTATATCTGAATGAACATCTATCATGTCTGAATTACCAGATAAATTCGGACGTGGGATTTTCTTGCCAGCAACTGGAGAAGGATGAGGAATACCGAATTGACAACGGCAAGTCATCGTGTACTCTTTTTATGATTGAAGGTGAGGTGATTTTTGATTTAGGCAAATATAAAGCTTTACGGATTTTACAAAACCAAATGGTGTTTATTCCGCAAAACATAGGAACTCGGATAGAGTCCATAACCGGTTCGAGATGTATACTCTTATTTTGGGACAGGAATGTGAGTGTATGCGATAAATTGTTTTTGGGTTCGTTGGCTGTCAAAGGTAAGGAGCAAACGGTTGATAATTTTATTCTTCCCATCAGGGAGCCTCTTGTCAAAGTTTTGGATTCCGTCAGAACATACTTGGAAGCAAGATTGCTTTGCAGGCATATGCATTTGCTGAAACAACAAGAGCTGCTTTTGGTGCTGAAAGGATTTTATACAAAGAAAGAACTAGCGGAATTCTTTTCTGCATCGACTTGTATTAGAGGGAGTTTCGAGAAATTTGTTTTGGAAAACTATAAGAAAGTGAATTCTGTCAAGGAGTTTGCTGGTTTATGTTATATTTCGGAACGGTCTTTCAGCAGGAAGTTCCACTCTAGTTTCGGGGAAAGTCCCTATAAATGGATGCAGAAGAAAAAAGCGGAACAAGCATTGGAAATGATCAGTGATCCGGAACTTTCCTTTCAGGAAATATCCGGTAAGTTAGGATTCAACTCATCCTCCCATTTTACGGCATACTGCCGGAAAATGTACGGGATGTCTCCTACCAAATTGAGAGAGAAAAATAAAAAATAAACAGATTTTTATAATTGCATTTTAATGGAGAAATTATGGAATATTCAAATACAGATCAAATAGGTTTGTCCTGCATGAAATTACCTGAAGTTTGTACGCCTGTCTACAGGGAGATTGTCAAGGAAATAGCAGAAGTGATAAAGGACGCCCAGATACGGGATATTTTTTACTCTCTTTCTACTGGGGAAGATATGCAGATTATTTCTAAAAGAACAGGTGTTTCCCCTAGAAATCTGGCATATATGTATAAGAAAGCGAGCAGAGAGGTCTGTTTGGAGTGGAAACCTTATTCTGAGTGGAAGCAGAAACTGGATAACGCATATGTCAGATGTAGAAATTACGAATCACTTCTGTTAAACTCTCACGACATTTCCAGACAGAATTTTAGAAGTGTGATAATAGTTATCAAAGATCAGGATATTCCATCGGAATATGTGAACTTGTTGGTTACCCCTTTGGGAAAATTGGGAATAAACTTCCGAGCCTTGCGAGCACTTAGAAAATACAATATTTACCAGCTTGAAGATCTTCTGCGATTTATAAAATACAATGGATTCGATGCCCTGCGTATAGTGCCCGGTATGGGGGTCAAATCAGCAGAGCAGCTGTATGAAAAATTAAAAGACAAGAATATTCTGGAAGACAAGGATACCTGTGTCCTGTTCCGTTATCTTTTTGTGTAGAAGACAAGAATAAAGATGATTGTACTTAAATGTTCATGATCATTATAAATAGGGTTGATACCATGTTTTATTTTCTAAACGAATAAATATACTGATAAAAGGGGATTATTCCCTTATGTTTAATTAAAAACTGAATTTATGAGAAAAAACATTTTAATTTTATGTATGTTTGGACTATCTGTTCTGACTGTAAACGGACAGACATTATTGAAAGGAACAAAATTTACGGACAACTGGTCTGTCGGGGTCAAAGGTGGAGTGACCACTCCTATGACACACAGTGCCTTCTGGAAGAATTCCCGCCCTGCCGTGGGTGTTGAACTGTCAAAACGAATAACACCGGTCCTGAGTCTTGGAACTTCAGTCGTGGGATATATCAATACAAGCAGTAGTAAAACGGCTTTTGACGCTTCGAATATCGAGCTTTTAAGCAAGTTCAACATAATGAACCTTTTCGGTGGCTATCCCGGAACACCTCGAACATTCGAAATGGAAGCTGTAGCCGGAATGGGCTGGCTTCATAGTTATGTCAATGGTACAGGAGACGCTAACTCCTGGGGTACACGGCTGGGAATGGACTTCAACTTCAACATCGGGAAGGAAAAAGCATGGGCAATCAGCCTGAAGCCTTCACTGGTCTATGATATGGAAGGTGACTTCAACAAGCACAAGAGCCGTTTCAATGCCAACAATGCACACGTTGAACTACTTGCGGGGATTACCTATTATATAAAGGGAAGTTCCGGCAGGCACCATGCCATTCTCGTAAAGGAATATGACCAGGCAGAGGTTGACAACTTGAATGCAAGTGTCAACAGTCTGCGCAGCCAGCTATCGGACAGCCGGAAACAGACAGAGGAAGCAGCTGGTCGTGCGGACATGCTCCAGAAACAACTGGCTGAATGCCAAAACAAGAAACCGGTCATTGAAACCGTCATTGAAAAAGCCAAAACACTGGAGTCTATTGTAACTTTCCGCCAGGGAAGCTCCAAGGTTGACGCCTCACAACTTCCCAATGTGGAACGGATCGCCTCCTATATGAACAGGCATCCAGAATCCAAGGTCGTCATCAAGGGATATGCCTCACCGGAAGGAAGCATGGAGGTGAATGAGAGGATAGCACGTGCACGTGCGGAGTCAGTCAAGGACATCCTGACAAAAAAATATCGGATAGCCTCCTCACGCATTATTTCGGAAGGACAAGGCATAGGGGACATGTTCTCCGAGCCGGACTGGAACCGGGTCAGTATCTGCACCTTACAGGAAAAGAAATAATATCTGGGACTATGGTTCCACACAGTTCACAGCACAATCTGCAAGGTGCATGAATGCCAGAGATTTCATATGAACCATGGATTGCGGTGCGGATTATAGTCGGTCTGAAACGTAGCCAGTTGCCAATCGGTAACTGGCTTTTTGGTTTCATCAAGTTTACGGGGTATTTGTGGATTGAGCCTCAATCTTGCCGCATCGTTAAGCCATTTCATGCTTTCCTCGTAATCCCGTATCCGTACAACACTCACATTGTTCGGTGCTATGAGTTTTGTAAGTTCATAAATGGCCAGTCTTACCATGTGCCTCTTGAGGTTAGAATTACGTGGATCATGTAACACAAGGTATTGTCCCGCCTCTGGAATGTCAGCGTTTACGTCTGTTTCCGGAGTGAACACCTGTCCCTTGTAGACCACGTACTCATGATCCGAAAGTTCATATGTATTATATGCCGGATCATACTCTGCAATAGCCCCCCAGTTGTCGGAAACCATCGGATTGAGATTGTAGTCAAAGCTGTCAAGTGTCATCAACGTGTAGAACTCTCCGCCATATTTGACCACGCTCCATAATGGATATTCCATGGGCTGCCATAATGAACTCTCTATTTTCTTCCAGCCACTGACCAGCGGGATGCGGATATCATCGAACTTGTAGCCATTCTCCGAAAGGCATGTATAGATGCCCCCATTAAAATTTACCTTATCACCCAGATAATAGGTGCCAAACTGGGAATAATTTATTACCTGTGTTACATCTGTATTGATATCGGAACACTCTTCCCAATAAATAACTGTTGACGGTTTGCAATAACCGCTGATGGAACGTATCACTTCATGAATTCGTCCCTCAAAGTAGATATGTACTCCCACCGGATAGGTAATGCGCCGGTCATATTCGGCGATATACTTTCCTTTGGCAAGCTCTTTCTCTACTTCGTAATTCTCCGAGAGATATTCCACGATACTTGTTTCGGCCGATTCTTCAGCCTGGACAAACCGCCTGTTATGTCCCCGTGTAAGCTGTGCAAGGGCTTCTTGGGTGATGATGCCCAAATAATCGTTGTTATTGAGAAACCGTCTATACATATTCTTATTTCATTGTTAATATGAAAATCCTTCCTGAATAACCGAGGTAGAAACCACATATCCGTTTCCGTCTCCTCCATTCTTAAACTTGTACCAACTGTCGCGCAAATAATAACACAGCAGATAGTCAAGACAATCGGACAAATGCCCGTAACGCTCATACTTTACACCGGTTTTCGGATCGGTAGTCTTCTGTTTATTCTTTGAACCGTCCTCGTTACGGAGTTGATAAATCAAATCCTGCGTGAGCTTCCGGCATTTGATGTCTATCTGTATTTCCCAGCCATTGTAACCTTCGAATACCTCATTTACAAACTCACAGCGTGTTGCCTGCGGAGGCTGCTTTCGTAAAAGTTTCACTTTCGGGCGTAGAACTCCTTTACCAAAAGTATCCGTAATGATGGTGTAGTTGTTAATTCCGTCCTCGTTAGTGGTGGAGCGCTGCAATCCGGATGGATCTCCTGTTACATCCACTCCGCCAACATGTTTGTCACGGTAAAGTTTCAAACGTACTTTTCGTGCCAATGCAAGCGTATTATTCTCTTTTTCCTCCGGTTTACCGAGCATTTCCTCAAGTATATATACTTTTTTGTTGTCGTAATCTATCTGTGCGGAAAGTACGGACATTTGGGGAGCGACATTGAAATCCCAAACCGTAACAAGTGGTTTGGTAGGATCGTATGCTTTTTCTTTCAGCCCGGTAACAAGATGTCTGGAACCATTAAAACTGCGATAAATGGCCATATCATTGGCCTCCACGAAGTCCCAGTTACCATAAAGCAGGCGCTCCTTGGTGGCCTGGTCCCGAATTTTGTTTAATGCAGCTTCATAAACTTGACGAAAAGCAATGTTCGGGTTATCAAATACGGAAAACGGAATATAGGATTCACCTTCACGGCACATAACTTTTTTACCATTTTCGTCCTGTACAAAACGAGAGCGCACCCAATTGATCGTCGGATTGGTCGTGAGCAACATTCGTGGCGTCTTAAATGTTTCGTGGGTTCTCCAACGGAGGCGGGAAAACAGCACCTCGACAGCCCGTTCGGAAATCTCCGATACTTCGTCCACCATAGCAATGGTATATTCGGACGAACCAAAACGTTCGAAGTTCGGGTCGCTGGGGATGTCTGCCATCTCTTTCATGATAATAACTGAATCATTCCAGAATGTGAGTGTGCCTTCGAGATTGTTTATCTTGTAATTTATATCCTCTTTAAGTCCCCAATCTTTCAGTGTAGACTTGATGGTATTCCAGGTCGATTCCTTCAATGATTTGAGCGTTTTACGGGCTACGACCGCACGAATATTCTCAAACCGGATACACGAGGATACCAACCATACGCTACCGATAAAAGACTTTCCGCCACCCGCTGCTCCGCCACCCAATATCAACTGTGGAAGATTTTGCAACCTGCATTGTTTACATTGCGGCTTATACTGCGGATTCCTTTGCGGATCGTAACCGACAAGGATTTGCTCTATTTCTCCGCCGCAGTGGGGACAATAATCAGGCTGCAACAACTTCCACAGTTCATATTGTCGTGGTGACGGTTTGAACTCGATGTGCAGGTTTTTAGGTGGTTTGAGCCTGTTGACCGCCATTCCTTATACGATTTGAATGGTTATATCGGTTTCGGACTCAAGTATGGAATATAATTTCTGGAAAGTAGCACGGGATTCCAACACTTTCCCTTTAACCGTGTTATTTCCCACGATGATGCAGCCGGCAGAATCAACTTCGGTATTGCCAGAATGAATCAGGATACCGATGAAATGGGGCACATCGTGCAGATACGGCATCTTCTTCTTGTATTTGGGACTGTACTGAAGAGAGACTTTGTATGTCCCAGCGGGAATGGCAGTCTTAGCATAGATCTTTTCCTTGCAGGTACAAGAACAGCCATCAGGGGTATTAAGGCAAACAGCAGGAAGTTCTCTTACGGTATCTTCGATGGTGTTACAGAAAAATTTACCGTTGACGGACAAGTCGCCTATTGTATAGGTCGAGCCTCTGAATTTGCGATTGAGTGTTAGCTTCATACTTTGATACTATTTATATCGAAAGAGTAGCACCAACTATTGAATAGAGTTTGTTGAGAATGTTTATAAAGCACATTATATTATTAATCACGTTGCAATCCTAATGTTTATTTAAATCTTTTTGTTCTTAGCCAAATACGCTTGTGCATCTTATACCTCTTAACTCTTTTAGACTAGGATCACAAATGGTTTTGGCTATCCAATAATAGCAATGAAGCTCCTTTAAAAGTTGGCATTGAGTTGTTCTGCCAATACATTGGTGTTAAAAGGGTGACTTCGTATCGCATGGGCGTTTAGGCTATGAATAAAAGATTTGTTTAGATTGCATTATGAGAAATACCAATTAATCGGTATTTTATCATATGGGAAAATTCCTTTAATTTGCAAAAATAAAACTGCATGAATATGAAAAAGACATTCATTCTTCTATACATTTCTTTAATATTGCTTTCTTGTCAAAAAGAAGAGAACAATAAAATTTACGAATATCAGGTATTACCAAGTGAAAATGCGTTTAAACCATTCAGCTGTTTTGGGGAGAAACGTACTATTACTGTTACAATTATTCAGAAAACATTAATAGATGATATTTTAGATTCAGAGGTTCCTATTATTCCCAAAGAAGTTTTGGTCGAATTTGATAAAGTTCTGTTTTCTGATATAGAGACAAAAGTGGAGGGTAGTCAGGTGATATTAAATATAACCTCAAATATAAATAAAGAAGATAAAATGTTGAATGCCGATTTGCGGATTTCATACTCTACCATCAATGGCATAAAAAAAGTAGAAAAGATTCCACTAATTATAGATAAAGGCAAGTTGACATTTGTGTATAAAATCCAGTCGGAACAGAACCCTTTTATTCTACCAGCTGAAGGTGGCAAGTTTGAGTTGCCTTTTACGTGTAAAAAACAGACATATTTGAATGGTCTGTTTATAGAGGAAAGGTATTCAGCATTGAAAGGATTAAGGTTCAAAACGATAAGTACTGGTAATATCTGGTTTCTTACGGTCAGAAAAGATGGGGAAAAAATCGGTTTCTACAAATTTACTTTTGTGGGAGAAGGACCATATAACCAAAAGACAGAGCCCGAATGTTATTTTAACATATATATCCATGATGCAGATATGGTAGCAGATAATCCTCCGGAAATATTCAGACAAGATTTTATACAGCCCCAAACCCCAGGTGAGGATTATTATATCCCTTCCCGGACCTCTTATAAGCATGGTACTTTCGATTTCTAACATATTCAGTATTAAACAATTGCATTAGAACGATATGTATAATTTTAACCAATTATGTTTTTAAATGTTATTCTCGGATGATAGAGGGGAAGAAATAGACAGTCCCAAGATGTTGGAACATTTGGAAATAGATGTACTTTGATCATGAGACAAATGAACATATACCAGCTCAAGGATTAATGGCATATATTTGTTTACGCAACTATATACTTTATTGTACCAATGATTGTATATAATGACTGGCTGTGCTGAATCCACAACCAGCCATTATTGAAATTACGATGCTCATTAATTATAGTATTGAATTAAAAATAATTATCATCAATAAAGCGATCCAATTTTCCTTAATTAAAATATAACATATTTCTCAAAATTCTTCATTGAAAACATTAAACCCTTTTGGGATTTTTCTCTTAATCATACTATATCCCATTAAAGCATATAAAATGCCTATAATACCTATAAATAATATTGATGCCAATCCATCTTTTTCAGGATTTGATTCTTTTGGTACTATTTCTATAAATGGTATAACTAATGCGAAAATAGTAAAGAGTAAGCCTGTAATAAAAATAGCCCAGCCAGATGCTACTTTCACTATTTTTTTAGAGAGTGTTGTCTTTGTTAAAATATCAATTATGTATGTAGGTATAAATGATGAAAAAGAGTCTTTTCGTTGAATATTTTTAACTGATTTTATTTGTCCTACAAGAGTAATGTCATCACTTTTATTTCCTGTATGAAAAACTTGTAATACTATTCCTTCTTCAAAATCAAAATAATCAAAAGTAATATCAACATATTTATTGTCATTTGATATTGATATATTAAAATCATTAGAAGGATTTTTTTGATAAATAATTTCTGCATCTAAAAAAATACAATCTTTGTCTATTATCAATCTTATAGGATTATTCTGTGCAACATCACTATTATTAATAGTTTCCTTTCCATCATTCCAAAAAGCAATTTTAGTAATCGATAAATTATTTACTTTATTTCCTGCGTATAAGATATTTACAGTATCTATTTTCTGAACGTTTTCTCGTACTAAATTCACAGTTCTCAATATATATATTGGCATTCTTATTTTTTTACTCTTAAAATAAAAATATGTGGTAAATATAATACCTAAAATAGCCAAGAAGAGAGAAAATGCATTTAGTAAAGGATTGTTGTTGAACAATTCTGTAAAGTATTGGATAGTGTTATTCATAATAGTTGAATTTGATTGATATATAAATGAATGCAAATATATACTTTTTCACAATAAATGCCACTTATTTATGTGAAATTGTTTAATAGGCTTTATTCTTAGAATTATTTTTTCTTTTTTGGGGGTGTCAATAGTCGCGTTTCTACTGCAACAAAAGAAATAAGAGGTTCGAAGCTTGATTGTTCACAAGAAGGTAAGAGTCTTGTTTTTTGTGTAAGGTGAGAATATGAGTATCTGCATTGAAACCTTGATTACTTGCTTTCTTATTTATTAAAATAAAATAGGACATGCCAGTTTCCTAGCATGCCCCTACTAGTGCTTGATATGTAATTTGAGAACTATGGCATAGCGCAAACGGCATTGAGATTTGCTGTGACTGCCTTTCCCGATTCATCTAATAATGCCAATCTGCGACTTAGCAGATTGGCACATTAAAGTCCAACCAGTCATCATACACAATCGCTGATACAGTCAAGTATATAGTTGCGAAATAAAACGTAACCATATACCGCCAATAACCAGTATTTGTCAGAAGTACAAAATAAACAAAAACCTATAACACCTTATTTTAGGGTATAAGATAAGGGATGCTTATTGAAACTGTCAATTATTGATTCTGTTACATGCATCCAACCTTAAACATTTTACAAACAATATCAATGATTCTTAATAAACGGGAGGAGGCGTTTATTTATAGATTTAACAATTCAACTTTAATTAAAAAGTTTTATGGGATAAATAGTATGCAACATCATGAAGATGATCGTCATCATAAAATTAATTTCCCATAATATTCCGGCTTTTCTCCCTCCAAGTGTTCTATTAAGAAGAAAAGAGGAACAAGATGCTATCAGTAAAATACCACTGCTTTATTGGGGTATTCATACTACTTTATACAGAGAAACGAGGATTCTGTTTTCTGTTTGAAACAGGAAATGACCGCTACTTAATGTGCACTCATGAATGTTGCTGTCGTTCGGATCGGAGTCTAACAAACGCACGGCTTCATCTTTATCTATAACTTGCATCTCCACACCTTGTACTGTTATCAAAGTAGCATCCTTAGGAATCTTCATAAGTTCATTTAATAATGTACTTTTCATAATACTCTTATTCTTGGCCTGAAGTCCCTCAAGCATTTTTATATACCAAAAGAAAACGTGGGACATAACTGCAGCACCGAGGTCCTGGTAAAACCTATCCGCAAACAAGTTAAGCCCACGCCAAACATAGGCGAAAACTGTTTGTCTTGCGGATGAATGAAATTTACCAGATTCCGGTGCATGACAAAAGCTAACGCTTTCTATTTTTTTCTTTTACAAAAAATATATAAAAAACTAAATCTGATAAGCAATATAGTCTATCAGACTTTTAATATATACAAAAGAAACTCTGCATTATTTTTTATCTTTCATAAATAAAAAGTAAGCAACCAACATAATTTATGACAGCTTTATTTTTTACTCAGAAAGAGAACTACTTTTTACTTGCTTCCAAAGATGCTTTACGGAATTCTTTAGCCAGTTTTTCCAATATTAAAGAATCCTTACGAGCACGAGTTCCGGCAGCCTTATTCTGTTTTTCCAATTGAAGCGTAGCATTTGCTTTAAACGTTTCATAAGTGTCCTGCATTTTTTCTAAAAGTTCTTTCATCGTTATTTTTATTTGAATTATAATATAGCAACAAAGATAGCGGATGATTGAAAGTTATTTTTTAGAATGCAGAAATTATTGCTTGACAGCATGAATATTTAACAAACGAACACATTTGTTTGCATAAGGGGGATTGATTCATGACATCGAGTTCCGGTTAATAAGATATTTATATATAATTTCAATAACCTGAAAACAAGAATGGAGTATAAGGATTTAGAAGGTCGATTTTCCTATGTTGGATGTCCTATGCGAAAAATATTATGAGATAAATGCACTAAATCATAGAAAATAGCTATATTTGCAAGGAGTGATAAATATAGGGCGTTTTACTCTATTTTGTCACCCTAAGACAGATGAAGTATAGTACAGCTATTGGACTTTCACTATAAAACTACTACATAGAGATGAAATGCTCAATATTAATAGATTATGTAATTTTTTGCAGAAGTGGCAAGGAAGGAAATTTGCTCTGTATAGGGGGATTTTCAGAAATAATTCATTTCTAACCTTTTAGAAGTTGTAAACTATATACATCCGTCTTTGCGAAAATTTGATTATTAATCGTATTCATGTAGGCTGATATGCGATTTTTCGACTCATAGACCTTAGTTTACATTTGATATTCAGGAAGTTAGGAAGCAAAAATAAGCTACCTGGGATAGATAGCCTTTTTTTATGCCCATACCATTCAATTCATCCAATTAGCCTCAATTTCACTTTATACAACCTT